CCGGCAGTCCAAATCCAACTTCACATTAGCTGTGAGGTTACTGAGACCGGAGTAACCATGGAGACTCGTATCAGGACGGAGTATGACCTCATCGATGAGGAGTGTAAAACCTATGTAAATGGGTCTTACGTTTTCTCCGATGTTGGTCAAACTGTGCGTAATTTCCAATGGATGCATGACACCCATGGAAACCACACAGGCTTCAATCCCTGTACGAATCTTCGAGGGCATCAATCGAAGATTTGTCCACCGGACTTTGTGGTTGAAATTCCTGGAGAGGAGGAAAACCCTCCTTCTACCATGACTATCTCCCACACCGGTGACATTTCTTTCTGGGACCTCTTCGAAAGTTATAATCTCGACCCAGATTCCTGGGACGGTGATTTTCCTTTCGGATTTGATCCCTTGCCCCCATCCAGTGTAGGCCCCTTCATCAGAGCGTCATTTGATAACGCTCTCAAACAGATGCCTATGGAAATTGACATTGTTAATTTCCTTACGCAACTGCCCAATCCAAAACGCTGGTGGAAACTAGCGAAAAGGATGACGAAGTGGGCTGCGACAAATCCTGGGGATGCGCTACTTTGGTGGCAGTTTGAAGTTAAACCCTTCATTTCTGACATCAAATCGCTCATCCACATCTTCAAGAAAGTCCGAAATCGGTTGGATTACCTCCGTAAAGTTAACGGCCGTACAGTGACCTTGCGGTCATCTGACGGTAATGTTTTCTCTATGGAGGATGATACAACCGACTACGGCCCCATTGGTGAATGGGAAGACCCAATCACCGATGCTTGGAGAAACAGGACTTTTCGCGTTTCTCTACATCAGACTGACATTCACCTTAATCTTAAGGTGAAGTACAATCTGACGGGCCTTGAAGGCCCGCTGGCTTGGATGGACATGATGGCGTCCGCGCTCGGCCTACTCAATCCGGCAGGGATAATCTGGGAACGTATTCCCTGGTCATTCGCTGTCGATTGGTTTGTAGGCGTCGGCGACTTCTTGGACAAAACGTCCATGGAGCCCTTCAAGGGGCTCATTGCAGTCGTCGGCGCTGATCACACGTTGATCACCCGGACGCTGATCCACACCATGTTCCCAACCGGGTATGACTCGGAATGGGAATCGGGTGGTTACCAACTTGTCCAAGGTTACTTCCGTCGCTCAGGCGTTCCTCCAAACGCAGCTGAGTGGGACGGATTAACTCCAACGCAGATGGCCTTGGCTGCGGCACTCCTACAGCAAGTAGGAGTGAAGTCCAGGCGACGGAGGAAGATGAAATCTCCTCCGTAGGAGGACTCACGATGCTCGCTGACACCCTGACGATCAACGACGGTTCCGCCGACAAGGACTTCGTGAAAACGAAGGTCTTGCCGGACGGAAGCCTGCGTCTGGACGATGCCACCACCTCTCTCGAGCCGCAGACTCTGACGATTCGTCATCAGGTCGCGACCCTGAAGGGCGGTGGACTCGTCGACCGCCATCTGGTCCAAATCGCCCAGACTGTTCTGGACGACAACCAGGTCGCGCATACTGCTATGGTGAATATCACCATTGCGGTACCGCGTACGGCGGCCATCGAGGTCGCGGATGTGACCAAGTTGGTGGTTCTTGCCATCAACACCGTCGAAACCCGCGTCGCCGAGATCACCAGGGGCGAGTCCTAGGCACTTGCCCCTCAAGGGGGACATGTGCAACTAGGTGCTCGTCGAACTAGTCAGCGGCATCTGCCACGGAAAGGTAGCCACCAAGGTGGTACCTTTGAAAAGCCATGGCGAGGAAAAAATCCTCGGGCTCTTCCGTGCGTTGTTCGTTGATCTCAGTGCACAGTATCCAGCTTCAGTGAAGTCACTCCAACGTGATTTCGACGAATTTCTTCGTCGGGTCAAGTTTGAGGGCTTCTCCTTTGCGACCAAAACATTGCCGAAACTCGGCAATGCGTTTGACCTCGCATTGGCTGAAGGGCACCTTCATGTCCCCAGAGACTTTAAAAGGTCTCATGAGAACAGAGCAATACCTGCATTCCTGCAAGCATTGTTCAAGGAGCTCTTCGATGAAGCCGGACACCTGGTACCAGATCCTGAACCTGACACTATCAAGAGTGTTAGGCAAGTTCTGTTCCTTGCTTACAAGTACGAGCTCCCGTTTACTGAAGCTCAGAAACGTGCTGTTATCGCACGCTTCCACGCCTCAGAAGACGAGATTTCTCGTCCTGTTCAGGAAGACGAGTTTCCTACTGCGATTTTGTCGCAAGCGGAACGTCTCCTGAGGGTCCTTTTCAGGAGGTTTAACCCTCTTGATATAAGACCCAGGCATGGGCCAGGTGCAGTGGCTAGCGGTGAAAAAGGCGATGGGAAGTGGAAGTTTTCCACTCTCTATCCCCAAATTCATCGCATGTACCCGTACCATGAATATTACATGGTCGGGTGCCCTTCATCGTACCTTTTCGGAAGTGATTTCCACGATAGATTTGCCGAGCAAAAGAACGGCACCTCTAAAGTGGTCCTAGTCCCGAAGGACTCTAGAGGACCTCGTTTGATCTCTTGCGAACCATTGGAATTCCAATGGATTCAGCAAGGGCTCAATCGAGAGTTGGTTGACCTTCTTGAAAGCCATTGGCTTACGAGAGGCCACATCAACTTCCAGGATCAAAAAGTTAACCAAAAACTCGCCACCGTTGGTTCGGTGACGGGTGAATGGGCAACTATTGATCTAAAGGATGCCTCAGATCGAGTGAGCCGCAAACTTGTAGCGTGCCTCTTCTCATCGTTAGAGATGGTAAGAGATGCACTCTACGCGACTCGCTCTACACACACCATGCTACCAGATGGTAGCATACACGAACTCCAGAAATTTGCTCCGATGGGATCAGCAGTTTGCTTTTCCCTCGAAAGCATTGTTTTCTGGGTTCTTTCGGTGTGTGCTGTCCAAAAACAGACGAAGGGCTCACTGTACGACGCTACCCGCTGTGTTTACGTCTATGGGGACGATTTAATCGTTCCCACTGATTGTTTCACAGCGGTGAAACAGGTACTTGAATCGTTCCGACTTGTCGTGAACGATAAAAAGTCCTGTTACAAGGGGAAGTACCGTGAGAGTTGTGGCGTTCAATCCTTTAACGGATTTAATGTCACTCCAATCCGGTGTTCCACCTTGTGGTCATCGGACAGTACGGATTGCTCATGCTTCACTGCGTATATCTCCTATGCGAATGAATTCGCCTCTAGGGGATACACTGAAGTGAGTCGCTACATCTTTGAGGCACTTGAGAGGCAGTATGGTCCCATTCCATGGGGCTATACTAACTCCTCGTACCCCTGTAGATGGTGCGACAACCATGACGAGATCCTTCTCCGCAACGCGGAGAAATTCCCGTTACGGTGGCATGCGGGTCTTCATCGTTTCCAATTTCGCGTGAAGACGGTAATTTCCCGTCAACACAAGTCGAAGTTGGAAGGATGGCCCCGCCTCCTCAGACAGTTGTCCGGAGGAGGTGGAGAAGACCCGTCCGTATACGTGTTACCCAGGAACACGAAGATTGTAAAGAGATGGAGGAGCATCTAAGATAGTGATTTTCCAATCACTCCCTAGATAATCTCTTCTTTTCTCCTTGCACCTGGTGGGGAGTTGGTTCAACAACCAACCTCAACAACCAAAAAGTTGTTGAAAAGTGGAC